GTCATAGCATTGCGTTGGCCCGGCCTGTCGATCCGGGCGTTGGCTTGCAGGTAGGTCTCCACACTCGTCACGGGCGCGTACCACACCACGGTGTCCGCCGCTGTCAAGGTCAGGCCGTGAGACGCCGCTTGCGGCTGCAGGATAAGCACCTTGGGGTCCGGCTTGGTCTGGAAATCAGAGACGATCTGGCTGCGCGTGTTAAGTGAAACGCGACCGTCGATGCACTCGTTGCTGATGCCTTTGTGGTCTAGGTACTTCTTCAGCAGGTCTATGGTGTATGTGAAAGGCACGAAGATCAGGACTTTGTTTCCCGTCTCGTTAATGACTTCTTCCACAACCTTGAGCCGGTTCGACACATCGAACTCAAGAGCTTCGCCAGTGTCCGTCCGGACTGCACCACAACTAATCTGCAGGAGCTTGATGATCTTCGCTGCGGCGTTAACCGCCGTCACGTCAGCCTCGTCCGTGCTGAACCGTAGCTGTCTGGATAGGGTGTTGTAGTAGGCCCGCTGCTGAGGCGTCAACGGAGCGTCTCGCTCGACGTGCGTTACCTCTGGCAGGTCCAGACAGTCTTTCTTCTCGAAGCGGATCGCAGGCTGCAGCGCTAGGTGCACGATGGCTTCTGCGTTGGGTCGGGGCACCCACTTGTACTGGGTCACCTTGTACATAACCTGATCGCGGAAGTTCCCGTAGTACCGAGGGATACCAGCAGGGTTAACCAGCTTAGCTAAGCCGTAGGCGTCGAGTGGAGACTGTGCAGCTGGCGTACCTGTAAGGAGCCATAACCGCGTCGCGTGTTTTGCGATCTCGTTAAAAACCTTCCACCGGGTAGTCGTCTGGGTCTTGAGGAACGTAGCCTCGTCGGCCACGATCAGATCGAAGCCGCCCTTGATAATCTCGTCTCTAACGACGGCGATGCCGTCGAAGTTGATGATGACGAACTCTGCACCAGCCTTGATAACCTTAGAGCGGGTGTTAGCGTCCCCGTAGGCAACGCCCACGCTTCTGTGCATGGCGAACTTGAACAGGTCCTGCTGCCACGCCGACTTCATGATGGACAGAGGGCAGACGACCAGCACCCGCTTCACCTTACCGAGCTTCATGAGATAGTCAGCTGCCCAGATAACCGATGCCGTTTTTCCGGTCCCAGCTTGGGAAAAACAGAACGCCTTATCGTTAAGCGTGAGGAACGCCGCCGTTTCCTTCTGGTGCGCAAAGGGCGTGAACTTGCCAGTCCACTTATAGTCCCGCAGGATGGGGGACGGAGCCTTTGAGCCTAACAATGTTAGCGCTCGCGCTTCGTCCATACCCCAGTGCACCGCGACTTCGTACTCGCCGTCGCTCTTACTGATAACCTTACTCTTGGTAATCGCCGTGAGGATTGCATCTGGTGTTGGGGTCTTAACCACCAGCACCTTGTTGTCTACGACTTGCATGGGTTGCTCTACTTGTTGCTTTTTATGGAGCCGTCTTTGTTCCTCGCGTAGGAGCGGTTCGCGCTCGCGGCCTTTACGCGCAGGTTGCCCGGAGTGTTGGTCCCGCCCTTGGAGAGGGCCTTGGCATGGTCGACGTCCAGCCCGTCTCCCTTGTGCACCTTGCCTGCCTTCATCATCTTGGCGCGGGCAGCGTTACGGATAGCGCGGCGCTTCTTGACGACTTCAGTGCCGTCATAATTTTCGTACTCTTTTTTGTAATTTCTGGGGGCTTTGGCCACGACTAGTATCTCCGCTTCTTGTGGTGTTCGCAGGAAACCACGGGACAAAAACTGCAAAGCCCCGAAGGGTTAGCGTTCCAGACGTCTGTCTCTTGCGCCATCGCGAGGCGCTCTAGTTCGGGCTCGAAGGTCCTCAGGTAGGTGGGGAGCCCCGCTCGCTTGTGGTTCTTGTGGATAAACTCGTTACAGACAACGAAGGCCAGAGCAGACTTGATCTCTTGTACCTCGGGGAACTTTACGAAGACTGCAGCAGCTAGGATATCCAGCTGCTTCGTATCCGCGTAGCGAGTATTCTTCGAAGTCTTGAAGTCTACCAGCTTTGCCTTGGGCCCGTTGATAATAACCAGATCGGCGATACCTCGCCACCAGACGCCTTCGCCGAAGAACTCGCAAGGTTCGTATCCATCAGGGGTCTTTCTGATCCCCAACTTCATCTCTGCATGCTTGTCTCCGGCGAAGCCGTTGAGGGTCTCCACTACTGGAGCTATGGGACTATACTTCTTGGGGACGGGGGTCCCGTGCTTGATGTAGTCCTCAGCAGCCTTGTGCACCTGCTCGCCGTAGATCGTGGCTTCGCTTCCGCTGTCCTTGACGTCCTTGGCCACCTTGAGGTGGTAGTACTTCTTCGGGCATTGGTCGAAGGTCTTGATGCTGCTGTAGGACCACGTAGTCATTAGCTTCCCCTAGTCGGTTAGCTCGCTCAGCTTGGTGACGCAGCGCAGCGCCTCTTCGATAGAGAGTTTATCACCCTTGGTCAGGTACTCAACAGCACGACCCCGCAGGAAACCGCGCATCTGTTCCCGGTCCATCCAGAGGCTGTAGTCAGCCCAAGAGAAAAGGGAAGGCGGAGGCGGAGGCGGAGGCGCAACATGCGCCAGAGCGGGAGCGACTTCCGGAGAAGCCAACTCCACCCAACCGCCGCCCCCGCGTACCGTGCCGCTCAGGATTTGGCTCCCCCCTGTCCAGCCCGAGCCATTCTTGAACGTGCCGTTCGTTTCCGGGTCTTTTTCCGTCATAGCCGCGCGCGCGATCCTCTTGCACCCGTATGTTGCGCTAGGTGCGTAGTCAAACTTCTTAGCCACTACAGCGGGGCTCGCGTCGGGGTTTTCCTTGAAGTACCGGATGATCTTGTTGCGCTTGGAGTTAGGGCCCGTGGAGTACGTGCGCTTTGTAGATGTGTTTTCAGTTTGCATTCTAGTTGCTCCTACTTGAGGTTTTCGCCGGAAGTGAAGATATCGCCTGAGAAGACGTTAGTCCCCACATGCTCCAGCTTGATGAAAGGGTCAGCAAAGACGCTGCCCCCGTGCTTCCGCCAAAGATCGCAGAAGTAATAGTCCTCGGACAACAACGCGCCCGTCTCGTCGATACTGGTAGCAAAGAACTCGTGAGTTAGCGGATGCACATACTCGTCCGCTGCGTTCTTGTAAGTCCCGATCCTGTACGTCGGGGTATGCTCTTTCAGGGCTTCAAGTACGCTGCGTTTGATCAGCATGAAGCCTGTCCCGCCGTGGCGGATTTCGATAAGCCCGCGCTCGTCCGTGACTGTCTGCCCTTCACCTGCGGTGTTGAACACGAAGGCCCCGGAGTACTGCTTGAGGTCGGTCTTCCCCGCCTTCGCGGCTTCCTCGATGCGGTCCCAAGCGATTTCCTTCTTGGGGTAAACACCGCAGACCACGTCTTTGTCCGCCTGCAGAAGCCGCCACACGGCGTCTCCACCGAAGCTGATATCTGCATCGACGAACATCAGGTAGTCGAACTCGTACTCTAGGCAAAGCCGGGCAAGTTCGTTGCGGGCGCGTGGAATGAGGCTCTCATTCATGATCTGAGACCAGAAGATATGGACCCCCTTCTCCCGCATGAAGGCCACCGTGTTCAGCAGCCCCTGCACGTAGTGCCCGGTGCACATACCGCCGTACATCGGTGTGGCCAGCATGATCTTCGTAGGCGGTGGCTGTTTCTTCTTAGACATTAATGGCCTTTACCTCTTTCAGCGTCTCCCGGAAGCACTCGGTGCAGTAGCGCTTGGCTTCCTCGTCCTGCTCGAAGCGCAGCACCGTCCCGACAGTGCCGTGCTTGTCACAGCTGTACCTCCGGAGAGGTTCAGTTTTTCCGAACAACAAGTTGGTAACCCACATGGATAACACTCAGCTCCTCTGCAAACAGGTTAACGAAGGCGTCTATCGCCATCTTGGGTCGGTGGAGAATGTCGCGGGATGAACCCCACGCGTAGTCGTCGAAAACCAGAACACCTCCGGGCTTCACCATCGGCCAGACCAGACAGGCGTCCGTGAGAACGTCCTTGGCGACATGTGACCCATCAACGTAGACAAAGTCAAATAAATAAGTAGGGGCTAACTGCGTTAGCGCCCTGTAGGAAGGCGCTTTGATTTTCGTCAGCTCGAAGTAGGGGAGGGCAGGGGCGCTCTTGGCCAGCATGAGGTTGTAGTCAAACCTCTCCTCGGCCCCATCGGCTTCGCCTGCCTTGTGCTCCTCACTCCCTTCCCAAGTGTCGACGCACACCAGCTCCGCGTCGTTCTCCAAGAAGTTCTCAACCATCCAGACCGCACTGCGGCCTTCGAAGGAACCGATCTCTAGGAAAGACTTCCGGGCAGGGAGCAGAGGCTTGAGTTTTATCCACACTTCCGGAGCCCAATGAAACCAGTCTTGGGTAAACTTGTAGGCGGTCATTTGAAGATAGCCTTGAGCGCGGAACTGAGACCCGGAGGGAAGCTAGCTGTGTCGTGTTGTGGGCTATATTGCCGGAGTGCGTAGTCGAGCCGCGCCTTCTCTAGGTCACGGGGGCTCTTTGCCTCCTCACTTTTACCCTCCAGCAATTCGGACATGATCACTTCGTGCAGGGCGTCCATACGGAAGCGGTGGATTTTGGTCTCGAGCGCACAGCGTTCTTCTGGTGACGCTGCGTCCAGCATTGAGTCCAGTGTTGACCCCCAGCGGTGACTCTGTGGGCGGAACTCTTCAGGGTTCGTAGCCATCCGCGCCAACATGAGTTGGACTGCAGGGTGAAAAGACTCATTCATCAACAGTCCCCATAACTTGCTCCATATCCTGCCTCACAATCTAGAGGCAACTCGGGTGCCCACTTGGGTCTTACTCGCATACATTCTTGGACAAAGTCAAGAGCTTCTTGGGCTTCTCCGGCAGGGGCCACGGCGACAATGGCGTCGTGCACCGTCATTGCTACTTTGTAGCGTTTTGATACCGCCAGCATATGTTCCGCAATGATTACGCGGGCTAGCCCCTGCACCACATTTTCGACGTACTTGGGCCCATATATCCTCGTAGGGATAGTTGAGCGCCCTTTCTTGGTGTCGTATAGAAACTCAGCGCGGCCCTCAGCATCCGCTTGCTTGCGCAGGTTAGGGTATTTGATGTGCAGGCCGCTTGGGAGCAGCGTGCCCCCCGCCCCCTCGACCAAGAGGACGCTGTCCCGCCCGAACGCAAATCGTTCGTCGTTGTAGATTGCTTCGATGCCCTGCTGCGCCTTTCTCCACAGCATAGGGATTTGAGGGTAGGTTTCTCTGTAGGTACTAATGATGTATTGGGCGTCGTTGTCGCTCGTAACAACCCCCGCCGTCAGCATGGTTGCTTGGAACTTTTTCCAACCAGTGCCAAAACCTGCGCCTAGTACTACGGTTTTCCCAGTAAAACGTTCTTCTTTTGTTATGTCTTCCACACTCTTGTTGTAGATAGCGGAGGCCATAATCTTGTAAACGTCTTCACCACCAGCAAACGCCGCAGTAAGATCATCTTGCTCAGCTAGCCAAGCTAGTACCCGACATTCCACTTGGCTAAGGTCGGCGTTTATTATTACTGTCCCTTCGGGGGCCTTTATTGCTTTTTTTAGAGGAGAACCTCTAGGTATATTTTGGAGGTTATAATCCATCCCCGACCAGCGGCCTGTGTGTGCTCCGTAATACCTAAGTGGGACTGGCAGCGTGCCCCTTTCTGCTATCCCTATGAACCGCTCAGTGCGGGTCTCTTCCAAGGTAGACCGGTGTGAAAACCTTGCAGCGACTAGCGCCTGCACAAGGAAGTCTTCGTGCTCGAGCAACTCTTTGAAAGCTTCGTCGCTCTTGGAAAACGCAAAGGTCTCCTTGCCCGTGGTAGGGCTTACCTTCATCGGCGGCTCGACGCCCCGCGCACGCAACAAATCCGCGAACTGCGGGTTGCTCATAAGCTGGGACTTGTCCACGAGCACCTTGGAGAGGAGCTCTTCCTTCGTGGCCTGAACCGTACGCAGGTGGTCCGCTAGTAGCGTAGCGTCTAGCTCCAGCACTGGCTCTGTGAACATGCGTGTCGTCAGGTCCACCAACTTAAACTCGTCGGTGGGGAAGCCCATGTCGACTAGCGCATCGAACAGTGTGCGCGTGAGTTCCACGTCGTTGACGCAATAATGACCGTAGCGACGTAGCTCTTCCGGCGTGAAGTCCGCACGGCGTTTGCCTAGCGCGTTGACAACCTCGGTGCCCTTCTCCCCGATGCCGAAGTACTCCGCTAGGGATTTGAGGCTAACACTGGTGTTAGCTCCGACGAGCGCCCGCGCCATAGATAGAGTATCAGCAATCCTCTTAGGACGAATACCATAACGCCAGTTAAGGATCGCCATGTCGAAGACGGCATTGTGCGCAATAGCGAGAGAGTTCGCCCAGTCGAACTGGTTAAGGAAGTCTTGGGTCTCTTCGTCGTCTCCTGAGAACCACACAGTCTTCTCGTCGTTCTTCTTAACGGCTACGCCGATAGTCTCGAACTGCGGGTCACGAACGTACTGTTCGGTGGTTAGCTTGCTCAAACTGAACTGGGCGGAATAGAAAGTCTCCATGTCTATTGTTAGAATGTCCATTAACTCTCCTCGTTCTTAGGTTCGCCTTCAATGCGCAAGGAGATGGTGTCGCCGTAGTCGTAGTCGTTGACCGAGAACTGGACGGACAGACCTCGGAATTTCAGAACCTGTGCGGCGGCGTTTATCTCTCCGAGTAGCTCGACAAGAGTGTCAAGCGCTCCGCCTACTGTTTGTACTGGGGTCATTTGCTATTCTCCGCCAACCGACCCAAAAGAACACTCATGAGCGTACCAACAACGAGACCTGCTATAGCCAAGAGCCATTCTCCTCTGGACACCGCCGCCGCGTAAAAAGAAAAGTACGCGATATCAAACAGACTAAACTTACTCTGGGTTATGAAACGGAGCACCTTACCCATGACCCGACAACCTCCATGCAAGATAGCTAACAGTGAAGAGCACTGTCCAACCGGCCAGCGCCATGGCTAAGACTGAGATAATTCTGTTCATTGTTGTTCTCCTAAGAGGGCTTGGCGGGCGAGTTCGGCGACGCTGGCCTTGTAGGCGTCCCGAGCCGCGCGCACGGCGGCGTGTTCGACCAACTTAAGTGCTTCCAACGCCTCGTTCGCCTCCGTCAAGTCAACACCCTGCGGAAAAACCGCAAACACCTTGCAGCGATCCGTGCGTCGGGGCGGAGCGCCAGAGCCGTATCGATGCTCAAACACGGTGACGGTCTTCGCGCTGACTGACGCTATCTTGTGCGCGTCAAACCGTGGCGGCTCGTAAACGTTGCTGTTGTCCAAAATGACGATATCGCCGGGCTCGATGCTCAGTGGCGGCTTCTCGCTCATTTCTTGTTCCCTTGGTGAAGTGGGTTAGGCAGCCAGCGCAGTCAGCGCCGGGCAGCCGAACATGCGGCGGTCGTGTTCGTCATAGGCGGCCTCAGCCAGCCACGCGGGAATGTCGGCCAGCAGCGGGATCGGCGCGTGTTCGCCGTAGGCCAGCTGCACCAGCTGCTCATCCCCTACCCCTTGTCTGAGTGGGTTTGGCGGGCGAGTTCGGCGGCGTGGCGATAGGCTTGGGCTTTGCCGTCGAGTCGGTGGTATGAAGGCCCATCGTGCGCCTTGGGGTTCAGTCGTTCGCACGTGCGCGCCCGGCGCTCCAGATCAGCAGCAAGGTCCGCTTGCGCCCTCTCTAGTTCCTCTATGCGAGAGGCGAGGCGGGTGATCTCGGCTGCGGCTTCGGTAGCGGCGTTCTGTATCCACTCAACCGGGTTCGCACCTTTGAAGCGTTCGTCGTAGAGCGGCGTGGCGTCGGTCCAGTCGTCCGTGTGGTGGTACGCCTTGCCCGCGCAGGCGACCGCCGACAGGATCAGGTCGATCTCGTCAACGCCAGACCCGTCGAAGCCGTAGTAATACGCATCCAAGCGCAGAGGCTTGACGCTCTCAACCAGTGTCTTGGTCATTGGTCGGTTTCCTTGTTCGTCCCGGAGTTGCCTGCGTGTGGCGCTTCATGGGCGCCACGTTGGGCGTTGGGGCTGATTGCCCAGCCGATGAAAGTCACCAAGGCACCGACAACGATGACGCCCCCTATGGTCTTGGCGATGGGCGCGCGATCAACGTCATTCACGAAGCACATGACGCACCCAAAGGCGGCGAGCGCGGCCAGCATAGCGGAGAGGAAGATCACGCCCTTCGCGGCGTAGATTAGGACGTCGAACATCCGCCCGCCTCCAGCTGGACGCCGCCCTCTGTAGCGCGCCCATGAAGCGCGCTTCCGCTGTTGGCAACGGATGCCTTCTGATCTTCCATCTACCCCTCCCCTTCCCGGCGCGCCGTGCTGGCCACCGGTAGGGCCAGCCAATCCTTTTCAGAGAGAACGAAGGGCTTCGCGCCGGATCGACGAACCATGACGTAGCCGGAAGCGCGCGCCATCAGACGAAGCACGTTCAATTTGTCACAGGTCGAGATCGCCGAAACGCGGGGGCGTTTGTCGAAGCCTTCCATCTACCCCTCCACCGGAGAGGCTGGCAGTGGCGACCAATGGGTCCACTGGTCGGCCTCGACGCTGTCGACTACGTTGGCGAGCATTTCTTCGGCGTATGTCCAGTAACCCGGCTCGCCTACCTCTTCGGCATCTTCGACGCTGTACGCTTGCCACTTTACAATTTCCGGCCACTCGAAACCGGGCGCCCAAACCATGAAGGGCGTCCCATCTTTCGGTGCCGTCGTAGCATCCTGCCACCCAGCCGGAACCCCGCCCCCGACCATAGCGAGGATGGCGTCGGCGGCGGCAAGGAGGCCCGACAACATCCCGTGGGCGCGCAACTGCTCAAACGTGAGCACGCGGGCGGTTTCGGGATAGACGAACGGGAACAGCGCCCTCGCCACCCCCTCCCTATCCAGAGCCGGGGCCGGGCGGGTGTAGAGGGCTTGAACTTCCCAACCGCGCTCCCGATACCAGTCAGGATCGTCGACCGGATGCCAACGCGCGCCCTGCTCCGAACGACCCAGCCAAGCGACAGGCTCCCCTTCATCCGGGCGGGTGTTCCATGCGGTGAGGGCCTTGACCAAGGCGGCAATCATGTCACTGCCGCGCTGATCAAAAGTGTCCCATGCGCTCGGGTTTTCGATCATGTAGCTGGCGCGCTCTATCAACTGCTCTGTCTCTGTCATTCTTATTGCTCCTTGTTGGCTAACAAATGTTAGCGTCGGGGTTTAGTCCTCGTCGTCCTGCGTCGCGAGTAGCTCTTCCAGTGTCTCTGCTAGGACCAAGGCCAGCTCACCGTCGCCTTCTGGGGGAACTTCCATGCCAAGCATGATCAGGCGTTTGACGGGCAGTTGGCGGTAGTAGTTGCGGTCCTTGCGCAGATCGGAAGCGGCGGGGACGCGAGAGGGACGGCAGGCGGCACAGTTGAACACCACCCCCAGTTTCTCATCCCAACCCACCGTTGCCCCCTTGGGTAGCTTCGCGCCGCACTTGCACTCGTCGTTATGTTTAAGCGCCTGCAACGCTGTCCTCCATGGCTTTGCGGATAAGCATCCCTGCGTATTCCATCTGCGTCATACCGGAGCGCTTGGCGAGCTCCCGCAGTATGTCTAGGTCGTCACCCTGCAGTGTGAGCGTCTGTGCTCGGTGCTTCTCCACGTAGGCTTTGCGGTAGACCCTCTTCGCCGCTGCCTTGTCCTCTAGCGTGAAGTACTTCTGCGGGCGTCCGCGCCCTCGTTTCTGTTCCATGTTGGTTTCCTTAGCTGTTGGTGTCATCTCAGTCCCCGCCCGTAGCTGCCGTCTCCGTTTCCGTTTCCGCGTCCGTATCCGTTTCCGTATCCGTCTCCGTATCCGTTTCCGTTTCCGTTTCCGTTTCCGTTTCCGTTTCCGTATCCGTGTCCGTCTCCGTATCCGTTTCCGTATCCGTATCCGTTTCCGTCTCCGTCTCCGTCTCCGTCTCCGTCTCCGTATCCGTTTCCGTATCCGTTTCCGTCTCCGTTTCCGCGTCCGTATCCGTTGAGCAGGTGGCGCACATGCGGGCTTACCTTCAGCAGGCCATCGAAGAGCAGTGGCCAGAGTAGTTTTTTATCCTCCATCAGGTCAGCTGCTGAAGGTCTTGGCCCAACCTGCGCTGTTGCAGGGGATGACGGCGATCAACGCGATACCCGCGATAGACACAACCGGCGCAGGCGCATCGATGACCGTATCCTTGGTCGGGCCGTCCACCAGTTGGTTGAGTCCCTTTGTGGTGCCCCACGTATTGATGATGCGCGCGTCGGTGCAGTGCAGCCACGCGGAGTCTTGCTTGACGCTCTTGGCGATCCAGACGTGGCCGTTGGTGGCGACGACGATGCAGGGGCGATCAGTGATTTCGAGGTTGCTCATGGTTGTTCCTTTGAGGTTGTGATTAGTCTGATAAGGTCTGACACCGCGCCTATGTTGTCTTCATTCACGACAAGCGCGGCGCCTCCGGCTTTGCGTATCTTCTCTATCTCGAACTCTTGCAGTGTCGTGGTCTTGCCCTTCCCGGCCTTGCACTCGATGGCTAGGAAGTTACCCTCTACGCAGCACACTATGTCGGGGACCCCGCTCCGTCCGTAGCCGTGTGTGGCCGGGAAGAAGTAGTAGGCGTCGTGCTTCTTGAGCACAGCCACCACGCGCGCTTTGACTTTCGCTTCCGGGGTCATCGCCATAGCTGCCTCCTATGTGTCTTGGTGCAGTTTATTACCCTTCATTGTACACAGTCAAGAAAAGATCGGGACCGACTCGCACGCCGATGCCCTCGTGGGGCTCGCCTTGTTCCGCGAGTTTGAGCAGGCCGATGTTGGTGCGCAGCTGCAGTGGCAGTGTGTCGTCAGTGTAAGACACGGCGGGTTTGTCCATCCCATCTTGCGACACCCAGTACGCGTCCCCGTCTCGGACTACACCCACCACCCCGGTATTAGCGGCGCGCTTCAAGTTGAAGGCTCGGAAAATCGCCGCCTTGTCGTAGGCCGCTTCGAGTTCTCCGATGGATGTAATAGACAGAGAGGTAGCAACGCTGAGCACAGTGTCCCTATGTTCTTTGAGTAGTGTGTACAAAAGAGCGGGTGCGACTCGTCGCTCCTGAATGTGGGCTTTTTGGTCTGCGGTGTAGACTAGGATATCAAACTGCGAGACCAAGTCTCTGCGCTTGCTGTTGATCCGCTCGTCTGCGGTTTTAGGGACGAAGTACTGCTCCACCAACTTGCGGATTTTGTCGGGTTTGCTCGACGTCATGCCATCACCACGGGCGATCTGGGCCTTGATCCTAGCGTTCTTGATCTTAGCGACGGTGCTGTAGTTGTAATAAGACGTCGTGATTTCCCCGAGTACCTCGTCGCCCTTGGACACCGCGAAGTACCGTGCATCCGAGTAATGCGCCACGAACCGCCAGTCAGGGTGCCGCCGCGCGAGCGGCAGGATAACATCTGTTAGCGGCGCCTTGAGCTTGAGGCCTTCGACTGTACCGGGAGGGAGAGTGCCTGCGCTGTCGTCGTAGCGGAACACCACGTTGGATGGGCAGCCGGGGATAACTGTAAAGTTAATAGCCATTGTCTTTTGCTCCTGCTTTGTTTTGTGCTTCTTACCAGTCGTAGGCGGAGAGGACGTCGTCGAGCCGGGACTTGACGTCGATGCGCGCGGCAGCGCTCTCCTTGATATCGTCCATGTCCAGTCCACCGATGACGCGCTCCAGCTTCTGCCGGGCTTCCTCCAGCTTGGGGTCCTTGGTCAGGTTGAGGTGCGTCAGCAGCCCACACAGGTCCTGCGCGTTGGTCAGGAAGGTGTCGTGGTAGCGCTTCTTGGTCTCGCTGTTCTCGTCGTCAGTCAGCTTCTCCGACATGTAGGTCAGCATATCGTGCAGCTTGGTCCACGGCTCCCGCATGGCGTCAGCCAGCCGGTCGTTGAAGGCGGCGTCATAGTCGCGCTTCATCTCGTCCAAGTCAGCGGCAGAGACGTCGAGCCGGAAGTCCCCCGCCTCGGGGACAGGAGAGAACACCAGCCGGAAGCCGAACTTGTCCCTGACTTCCTCGACCGGCGGATAGTCCGAGACGTTGAACATCAGACCAAGGTGAGCCTGTGCCCGTGCGACATGCACGTCGTACTCCGAGAGGAAGGAGTTAACCAACCCCATGAGGTGGTCGCGCCGCTTGTTGGCCTCTTGCTTGTAGTCGAGGAACGCAGAGGTAGGCAGGAGCCTAGCGCCCTTGTCTGCCCACGGCAGAGTACGTGCATTGTGCCAGACACGACAGGCTGCAGCCGCGTCGGAAATCTCCTTGCGCTTGGACGTACCCGCCATGAGGTTCTTGTGGAACACGCCAGCCGAAGTGCTGGCAGCGTTGTCTTCCGTGACGGTGCGCGTGATGCTCTTGTCCACGATCTTAGCCGTCCAGACAGAGATGTTCATTTCCACCAGAACGGCGGAGGAGGTGATGCTCATTGTAGTTTTTTCCTTCTTCGTTTGTTGCTCTTAGCCTAACAGGTGTTAGTCCTTGGGGGGTTCGCCCGCCAGCTTGGCGATGCGGTAGTGGTCGTCCGAGATCAGGCGCAGGGTGCTCCCGTCGCGAGCGGGTGTGTCAGTCCAGACGTGGTAGCTGGTGCCACCATCCTCTTCCTTGCGCCACTTTGTCTCGTAACGCTCCGCAGTTGCGACGATTTCCAGTATGGCCAGCGCGTCTTTTGCTTCCATGACGTATTCGCGGTAGCCCAGTTGGGTAACGGCTTTCATTGTTGCTCCTCTTCTCGCCACGATCTGTTGGCGCGTATGCTTTTCACAACTCCCTTAGGTACGCCGTGTCTGGTGGATAGCTCCCTGTGAGAGCCAGTGTCCGCTCGGATTGCACGTGCTCCTTCTAGTGTCGTTGTGCAGAAGTCTCGGTTGCGGCTTTGTGTAGTCTCGGTAGCCCATCGTACGTTGGTAGGGTCGTATCCTTTACTGTTGTCTAGGCGGTCGAGTTCGTAGCCGTCCGGGCACGCACCCAAGTCCTCAAAGAAGTTCTCAAAAGACGTAGCCCATCGCTCGCAAACCGTTATCCCTTTGGGTACGTATGCAGGGTCACGCTTCACTCGACGGTTCATTTCTTTCCACGCGGTGTAGGCTCGGGATCGCTTTTTGCGACTGCCCTGCCCGTGCTTGAAGTTTCGCGCCGCCGTTATTTCGGCCCCTACGCAACCGCAAGACCGGGTCTTCCCCGACACTAGGTTCGTACTGCCCGTCAGGCTCTGACCCCCGCAGTCGCAGAGACACACCCACCGGGCTTGCCCAAACTTGTTGTTAGGTCCGCGCTCTATTGCGAGTAAACGCCCGAACTTGCGCCCCGCTAGCGCTAACGGCTTAACCATAGCTTACTCCTCAATGCGAATGCACTTCCCGAAGGGAGGGACAATGTCACTGGTCACCACCCACAGCACCGGGTAGGGCGGCACTTCGGAAGGGAAGGGTGTGTACCCGTCAGTGAGGACTATACACGCCTCCGGCAGGATGGGTAGTTCTTTTTTAATGTATACAAACAAGGCGTTTACGTCCGTTCCTCCCCCACCCTTCGGCCTAGTTGAGGCCACCAGACCCTCCAGCTCACTGCCTTCGTAAGTCTCGTGCCCGGCAACGCGGCTGTCCCAGTAGAGCAGGTCCACATGCGAGGGACGCACCTCGTCGCAGATAGACTTGACTTCTGATAAGAAAACCTCCTGCGCACCGTAGCAAGAGCCGGAGGCGTCGGGAGCTACCACCACGCGACCGATAGTCTCGCCCTGCCACGATGGCATGTAGATGCCTTGGCTGATGTAACGCCTGTTAGGTCGAGCCCACGACGACGTATCCTTGGCGGCGCAGGTGGCCTTGACGAACTCCCGGAGCTGGTCCTTCCAGTTGACTTGCGGGGCGAGCAGGTCGCCAAGCTCACGAGACATGTTGCCCGCGCCTTTGCCGTTCAGCTTCTTGTGCAGGGCCTCGCCTTGCCGGATGGCTTGGTCGAGCTCGCGCTCCAGCTCCTTCTTCTCCTCGGACGAAAGCTCCTTGGCTCCCTCCCAGTCGTGGTAGTCGAAGCTCTCCTGTCCTCCTCCCCCCGGCTTACCGCCGGGCTTACCGGGCTTACCGGGCTTACCGGGCTTACCGGGCTGGCCGTCAGTGCCCTCCCGCTCGCGCTCCTCTTGCTCCTGCTTGAGCAGGTCGAAGACCTGCTTAGTGTTCATACCCTTGTACTTCAGGTCATAGAGGACGAAGACCTCGCCGTTACGCTTGGGCAGGGTGACGAGAGACTCCTCCGGGTCGAAGGACATGATCATGAGGTTGATCACGTAGTCTGCGGCGCAGTTAGCGAGGCGCCTGTCCTCTTCGAACAGCTTGCGCCACACAGTGAGTTGGCGAAGGGCTTTATGCATGGCCTCATGCAGCACGACGAAGTGCAGTTCGCGCTCGTCGAGCCCGTCCACGAAGCTCTGACCGTAGTAGACGTCGCGCCCGTTGGTCATCGCCGTTGGACAGACGCTGTCCGGCACAACCTCACACTTGCCGACCATGAAGATGCCCGACCACAAAGCGAACTTCGGGTTACGCATCAGGGTAATGTGCGCCTTCTTGAGACGCCGTTCAGTCTTGGTATCCGTCACTGTCGTTGCTCCTAACAGTTGTTAGCGTGCGCCTTTGAACAAGGGCTTGCCGTTCTTCTCTCGCCACTTGAGGGTGGCGTAGGGGATACCCGTAACCGCTGCCAGTTCGGGCATCGTGTACTCTTTACCTTCGTAGGTGTACGTAGTTCCGCGTGCGTACTGCGGTGCTTCCATTAGTTCCGGCGGGCGAACGCCTTCACGCCACCGACTGCGCATCATGCCGTAGGAGTAACCAAGGTGTTCACTCCACTGCATAAGCGTGCGCGTCTCTCCGTTGTGCTCCACATAGGTATTAGTAGAGCGGTTATTTGCTTGCTCCTTACGCGTAGCCCACGAGACGTTGCCCGGTTCGTAGTGTCCGTTGTTGTCGATACGCTCTAGTGTTGCTCCTTCTGGGCGTTCGCCTACATCGTCACGGAACACTGCGAAGTCCAACCACGCGGGGTGGAAACGTATGCCTCTCCCCCCGTATCGTGCGTAGTGCTGGGTGCTAGGGTTTAGGCATCTGCTCTTTACTCCGGACCACAACCTGTAGATCGGATCAGCGTCTTTGAGGCGAGCGTCAACGCAACCTCCGTGCTTGGTGCGTCTACGGTTTGCGTCTGCGACGGCTTGGTTGTACGGCTTGGACATGTAGTCCTCCTGTGGGCCAAAGCCGTATGCTATAGGAAGTCGCTACGCTTTACAACACATCTTGGTTAGATGCCACCCAGCTAGCGAACTCCTTGTTGCCGAACGCCAGCGCGCTCTTGCCGGGGTGCTTGGCCAGAGACACAGCGAACACAGCCTGCCACTCGGTGTCCATGCGCTTGAGGTACTCCATGAAGCCCGGCAGGGACTGCTTGTCCACGCGCGACACTGCACCGAAGACGAGAACAGCACAGGCCCCAGCGCTGTCAGGGACAGGCGCGTTCTTGGGGTCTTCGACGATGGTCTTCCACGGCGGCAGCTGGTCTTGGTAGGCGATGGACGCTTGCATGTCGCGAGCCGCAGCTTCCCCGATAGTGCCAGCCAGAGCAGCCACAAGGGAGCTCTCGTTGTAGTGCTTGCGGTTAGCCACAATGTGAGACGCAGCAGCGAGCGAGCGCGGGCTGACGAAGGCTTCCTGCATCTTCTTGGGTTGGAAGATGTACGGGTTCTCCCCTTGGTCGCCGTCGAGGTAGGACGCCAGCGCGTGCGGGTAGTTCTTGACCCACACAATGACGGAGGGGTCGATATCGTTCTGGACTGCCCACTCCATCCATTCCTCAGCGTCAGGCTTGCGGACGTGCAGTACAGTCCTGCGGTTCTTGGTGTGCGCCTTGGTGTTGTCGCCGACGCCGTCGCTGGACAGGTTGTTGGTCAAGTATCGGATGGTCCCCTTGGGGGCGAACTTATCTCCGAGGCGGGGGTTGGTGCGCTCCAGCAGAGGGTGAAGCATATTCTGGACGGGCTGCATCGCCTTGGCGAACTCGTCGAGCATGATGATGAGGGGCTGGTCGAGGTGCATACCGAAGCGAGCGTTGGGGTAGTAGCGAGTAACCTTGGCCTCGTGGTCCATGACCGGCATGGCGATATCGCCGAGGTCCATGCACTGTGTGTCGATGTAGGCGAAGTGGTAGTGAGGCAGCAGCTTCTTGAACATCTCTTCAAGCGAGGACTTGCCAATGCCGGGCTCGCCCTTCAGTTCAAAGACGACTTCAGGGTTGGATGCGATAAGCACCGCAGCTTCTTTGAGCGAGACGGTGGTGCCGAAGTTGATAGCGGACATTGTGTTGCTCCGTTGTGCCTAACACTTGTTAGGTCTCTGTTTGGGGCCACCGTAGGGCTTGCCCGTTTGTTAGGTCTCTGTTTGGTTGCTCCGCCGGGAGAACTTGTCTCTCTCCTCAGCGTGTAAGTATTGTATACTAGTTGGACGTTTAAGTCAACCCATCTCGTTAGCGATTTTTATGGTCTCCTGCTTGGCTTCTCGTCGCTCGCTCTTCCAGAAAGCACGCTTGCCGTAACGGCGCAGGTGTTTGTGCCACTCGGGTCTCACTGCTGCTCCTCCATTATCTCAGTCCCCGCCCGTAGTTACCGTCTCCGTCTCCGTCTCCGTCTCCGTTTCCGCGTCCGTATCCGCGTCCGCGTCCGTTTCCGTATCCGTTTCCGTCTCCGTGTCTGTGTCCGTATCCGTATCCGTTTCCGTATCCGTATCCGTATCCGTGTCCGTCTCCGTATCCGTTTCCGTCTCCGTATCCGTTTCCGTTTCCGTCTCCGTATCCGTTGAGCAGGTGGCGCACATGCGGGCTTACCTTCAGCAGGCCATCGAAGAGCAGTGGCCAGAGTAGTTTTTTATCCTCCATTATCTCAGTCCCCGCCCGTAGTTACCGTCTCCGTCTCCGTATCCGTTTCCGCGTCCGTCTCCGTTGAGCAGGTGGCGCACATGCGGGCTTACCTTCAGCAGGCCATCGAAGAGCAGTGGCCAGAGTAGTTTTTTATCCTCCATTATCTCAGTCCCCGCCCGTAGTTACCGTCTCCGTCTCCGTCTCCGTCTCCGTCTCCGTTTCCGCGTCCGTATCCGCGTCCGCGTCCGCGTCCGTATCCGTTTCCGTATCCGTTTCCGTATCCGTATCCGTATCCGTCTCCGTTTCCGCGTCCGTATCCGTTTCCGTATCCGTTTCCGTATCCGTTGAGCAGGTGGCGCACATGCGGGCTTACCTTCAGCAGGCCATCGAAGAGCAGTGGCCAGAGTAGTTTTTTATCCTCCATTATCTCTCCTAACATCTGTTAGACCCCGCTCACCGTTCAGCCATAGTGCGTCTGCTTCGCACGGAGGTAGCTGTGGCCCCGGCAGGTTGTGGGCGTAGCGCCACACGGCGCGCTTCCGCTCGTACTCGGCTTGTTTGGGGTCGGCTTCTTCCATGCGGGTATTCTTTTCTTCCTCAGTCATCAACGTATGCCTTGTAGGCGTCCTTGTGCCAGTTGCCGTCCGTGTGGGTCTTCTTGGTCAGCAGTTTCGAGCGGTGGGTGGCGAGCAGGGTGTGGGTTATTCTCTCTCGGATGACGGACTTGCTGATGTAGTGGTTGGGGTTAGGGCGCATAGTCACGGGGTCGTAACCCCACCGGGCAACTGTCCCCTCCCGCACTAACCATGTCATGACGCGTGCCCATTCTTCTGTGTCGTTACTGAGCATGGCGGCGTGGCATTCAGCGGGGGGTAACCGACCTACTGCAGCAGCGCCCATCGGGGCCCACTGCGTGAGCTTCATCATGTTGTTGAAGTACTTGACGAAGGGAGCGATCTTCTTGCGTGCTTCGCGCATGGCGGATTTGTTTATTTGATGTGTTACTGGGTAGTTGGGTGTCTCGGCGATGAGGTAGCCGTCCGCGTGGCGGGTGAAGAACTGGCCGCCTTTGGCGAGGGGGTACACCCCGTCCCGGGTCCTTACCCAAGTCGCACCGTCGTAAGCGCAGCAGTAGGAGCCGTAGCGGGGGCCGTAGCGGGAGCCGTAGCGGGAGCCCAGCAGGCGAGAGATAAAGTCGTGGGTCGTCAGGCTCGGCCAGCCACCGTTGGTGATGAATATCCTGCCGTCCGGGTACCAGCGGATCAGGTCGGAGCTGCAGCACTTGGCCACGATGCTCTCGTCCACTTCCCTTCTGATAGTGAACCCAGTGTCCTTGCGGTCGCCGATGGGTTTGCACTCAGGGGTCCTGCCCCTGATGGGCTTCGTGGTCTTTTCTTTCTCGCTCGCTTCTTCGTAAGTGCACAGTGATGGTAGTTTATATCGTGCCATTGTCGTTGCTCCTTGCTTGCTAACACTTGTTAGCGTTGTTGTTTCGTGGCGGGTGTCCCGCACTTGGCTTTCTTCTTGGCTTCCTGCCTCTTGGCCATGCGGTCAGCGTAGCAGCCGATCTGGTAGTCGGTCGCGAGGTAAAGCATGTGGGTGTCTGTCTTGTTGAACATGTCGTTGCTCCTTGTTGTGGGCCACGGCGTGGCCCTTGGGTTTGTTTTAAGCAGAGACGCGGATGCGTCCACGGGGGTTGTCGGCGCACGCCGCCATGATCTGGGCGAGGAAGATCAGAGCTCCGGCTGTGCTCCCCCATCCGTTCGCCGCGTCGTACTTGGCGCAGAAGACGGGATCACTCACTTCGCACTGTGTGCGATGCAGGCGGACGAAGGCATCGCGGAGAATGTTAACCCCCTGCCTGCCCGTCTTACCGCTCAGCTCATGCAGACCGCCGATGCTGTCCATCTTAGGGATGTGGTCGTAGAACAGCGGCGCTACGTTCGAGGTGTAGTTGAACACCTCCCTGCCAACCGAAACGTCGTAACTCATCGTCGTTGCTCCTAACACTTGTTAGCGGGGGTTGGGTTGGAACTCGCTGGGCAGACTTTGCCCATGTTTTAATTGTAGCCTACTTGGATACTTATGTCAACCTGTCTCGTTTGTGATTTTCGCGGGTCAAAGGGCAAATTTTGCCGGGCACGTATACACCATTCGCGGGCATGAACGTGCTGGGTTGGTTTCTTTTCGGGGCACAGGCTTGCAGGGTTGGGTGGAACCTAAGCAATAACTCACCGTTCGGGGGCGTTATGAAACTTTCCTAACATGGTTCGTTTCGACGGTGGTTTTGGACTTTTTATCGGTAATCGATGAATGTTAGGGAAAAGGGGCTGTTGTAAGGAAAAAGGGGTGTTTTTCTAACGGGGGTTCGTCGCCGCAATCGCCACTCTGGTAAGGGTTTGGTATGTAAATGTTAGATTGTAAGACTGTTAGACAAATTACAAAGCTTCGCGAGGGTTTTGCGTTTGTGGCGGTGCGCGCATCTGCGGAGAAGCGCGCTCGAAAACTTTTTTTCAGAATTTCAAAAGTCGATTTTTCTTTTCTAACAATCTAACCAGCTAACATCTTAATGATTTCAACGCACTATCCGTTATATCTAATGTAAGCCGTTTCTAACAATCTAACGCGTGCGGGCTTGACTTTCCCGAAAAAAAGCGCTACTCGTGCGTAGCTCGTTACGCAGCCTACGGCAGCGAAAGAGCACGGTCCACGGTGTAGCGATCCTACCCCTTCCCAGACATTGAGATTTCCCCGCGATCCCGCCTAGGTTGTAGCGCCCGCGCGCATTACCCATTTTGAGTTTTGTTAGGGAATTTCATAACAAAACCCATTTTGAGTAGCCATAAGCTGAGGCTCCCACCCGCGAGACTACGGTCACGGCGGCTTCGGGCATGCTGACGCTCGCGCTTACACCTACGCCACTACGGTCAC